TATGTCGCTGGGCTTATTCTCTTCAAATAAGAAGATTAACTAAACATTACATCCCCCATGTGGGGATGTCTTAACTATAAAGATATATGAGTGTTGTAAAAGGTAAACGAAATCAAAGTAAAGTTGAATTTGAAGCTTTATATTTTAAAGTTGCAGATGGTGTAGATAATTTTGTAGAACATAATTTCTATGCAAGTCATGAACAATTAGAAAAGAATAAAACTTTTCTTGATGTACGTTGTACAACACTTGAAAAATTAACAGACGATCTGTTATATAATATAAAGATTGCTAATTCAATTTATCCAACATGTATAGCAGAGTTGGAAGAACGCAGATTGTCCATGGGAAGAGCAATAGGAATATGTTACGCAATTCTTACAAATTATTAGAGAATTATGATGCGTTTAAGAATTCCAGATAACAAGTATGTAGAAGATATACAAAATGTTATAAAAATGATATACAGCTTGAAAGCATGGAGAAAAAGCGATAATAAATTGAGAAGTAATCTTGAAAAAGACATTTAATTCTTTTGCAGGTTTAGCCCTGTTAGGTGGCTTCTGCAACTAATGCCGCTAATGCGAACAACAACGGTAATGCTAACAATAACACTGCATCGAATGCTAATTATGTCGCTGGGATTAACCTCAACGTACCAACACACAAGAGTTGGGTTAGTTAGAGGATAAGGAGGGTTAAACCTTCCACAATAATGTGGTAAATATGTGAGGAGACGCACCCTGATACGTCAGCTGGTGCTATCCGCTCCTCATTTTCATTAAATTTATATATGACTACACTAGAGGATTTAATAGAGTTAAATACACTCAATGCGTGTACTTATGAAGCTACTAGACAAAGTAGATGGAAAGGAGTTACTTAGAGATATATAAGTAACATGCTGATCAAAAACTTAGAACTACAGAAGGAACTATTAGAACATAGGTATAAAGTAAGTCCTACAACAGATTTTTAGATTAATGAAAGAGGCCATATTAGAAACATTGAAGCTCCTGCGATAAGAGATAGAATAGTTTAGAAATCGCTTGTCAAAAGTGTTTTAATTCCATCATTAAGACCATATGTTATATATGACAATTATGCTTCTTTGAAGAATAGAGGTACTTAGTTCGCAAGAAAAAGATTAGAACGAATGCTAAGAAGTTATATATTTCATAATGGTACAGATGGATATATTCTACTTATCGACATAAAGAAATACTTCGGAAGTATTGACCATGAAATTCTAAAACAGTTAATTGTTCCTAAATTGTCTAATGAACCTAAAGAGATATTAGATCTTATATATTATGTAATAGATACAAGTTCTAATACAAACAAAGGTTTAAATCTAGGCAGTGAAGCACCATAGATACTTGCAATATACTATCTTAATATGTTAGATTAGTTTATAAAAGTTGTTAAAGGTGTAAAATATTATGGTAGATACATGGATGATATATTTATTATAAGTAAATCCAAAGAATAGTTAAAATCACTATTAAATGACATAAAAACAATAGCATCTACTTTACGTTTGCAGATAAACGAAAAGAAGACGCAAGTAATAAAACTTACACACGGATTTACTTTTTTATAGATAAAATACAACATTCTATCTACAGGAAGAATACTTAAAAGAATTTCACATACTAAAATAGTAAGAGAACGAAGAAGGCTTAAAGCTTTTAAAAGGATGCTTGATTGTGGAAAGATGACAGAATTAGATGTACTAAACTGTTATAAGTCTTGGAGAGGTTCTATTCTTATAGATCACAATGCTTATTACAAGACCATATACAGTATGGATTAGTTATATTATTCTTTATTTCCAAATAAAGTACAAAATCAGCGTAAAAGTAGAAATAAACTATGTGCTGACATTTACATTGATGCAAATAAAAACGATTTAAAATTATTTTATCATGAACGATAACGAGAAATTTGATAGAATTAATGCCCTCAATGCAGAGTTGGCACAATTAATGAGCAACCTTTCAGCTAACACATCATCTATTGGTGACTGGAAGATTATTAAGGTTTATGAAGCACGCATGGAAGGTCAGGAAGATCCTTATGACTTTGATTCTCTTGTAGCTGCTCGTCAAGCAACTAGAGTTCGTATAAATGAAATTCAGAGAGAACTCGAAGAGCTTATTAACGATAACGCTGAATAATTAACATACAATGGTAGACTTTAATAAGAAGATAAGAAATTCTTCGAAATTTTAGCAAGCGGCCATCTTCTTTCAATAGAATGGATGCTACACACTTGCGCCGCGTGGAACGACAGATTATATACAATACTGGGACAGAGAAACGGAGCGTTGTCTAAATGGATATGTAGCTCCAGATGGAGATGCTATTACAGGCTACCATTATTTTTACTTAAACTATAGTCCCATCATGAAATTGAAGGAGGTTGAGTACACAGATCGCTACGGAAATAAACGTAAACGTAGAGAGCGTTTACTCGACTTCCCTTCATTCTGGGATTATGATTATTATTATTTTAACGCGATAGAACAAGCCGAAGATGAAGGTAAACATATGGCGACATTAAAATGTCGTCAAAGAGGTTATTCGTTCAAAGGCGCCTCGATGCTTGTAAGAAATTACGAGCTTATACCAGGTTCTAAAAACTTTGCTGTAGCATCTGAACAAAAGTTCTTAGTTGGAGATGGAATCTTAACTAAAGCTTGGTAGATTATGGACTTTGTTGATAAACATACTGCTTGGTCTAAACAAAGACTTACATCTACTCGTATGGAGCGTGTGTCTGGTTTTAAGATCAAAGACGAATTTGGTAAAGAAACAGAACAGGGTTACTTATCAAGTATTACTGGTATTACTTTGAAGAACGATCCTGAACGTCTTCGTGGTACTCGTGGAAAACTTGTACTGTTTGAAGAAGGAGGTAAGTTCCCAAATCTAGAAACAGCGTGGCGTGTCGAATAGCCTGCTGTTGAAACTGACGATGGTGTTGCGTTTGGATTGCTTTGTCTTTTTGGAACTGGGGGAACCGAAGGTGCGTCCTTTGATGGTCTGAAAAAGATTTTTTATAATCCCGAGGCGTTTAACGTTTTATCGTTTGATAACATATGGGACAAAGGAGCGGAAAATACAAAATGTGGCTTTTTTGTTCCGGCATGGTCCAATATGGAAAGCAGCGGAGAAAAGAGAGATGCTGATGGCAGAGATGTAAAAGACGACGTTTCTTATATGGATGAAGATGGAAATTCTCTTAAAGATCTCGCTTCAGAAAAGCTAATAGAACTCCGCAATAAAATTAAAGATGGCGGCGCAACTCAATAGTCTATTGATAGATATATATCCGAGCGTCCGTTGTGTCCACAAGAAGCCGTCTTAGAGCTCGGCAAAAACATATTCCCTAGAAAGCTACTGATGGACCAATTAACCCGCATTAGAACAAATAAGAAGCTTTAGAATATGAAGCATATAGTAGATCTAAAGTGGGACGGTAAAGGTGGCGTAGAAGCAGTAGAAAAGAAATCTGGGGATATAACTACTTATCACTTAAAGAAAGATGACAAACCAGAAGGATCCGTAGTCATCTGGGAATACCCAATTACAGATCCGCCATTTGGATTATACATTGGCGGTTGTCTCACACCAGGCGAGAAAGTCTGGACTCAACGTGGATTAGTCAACGTTGAAGATGTGGATCTAGGAGATAAGCTGGTAAACAAGGATGGTAAATTAGTCGATATTAAAAATATACAAATAAGAAACAAAGTAAACGAAGATACATATAGGATAAAACCTTACGGGTCTTTTAGAACTACTAACTTCACAAAAGAGCATCCTATATGGACGGGAAATAGAGGATTTGTAAAAGCTAGCGAATTATCAAAAGACGATTGGCTTGAGATTCCAAACGTGTATTATTCTGATAAAGAAAAATATTTATGGACAAGGGGTCCTCAAGACGATAAAGAAAGAAAACTCGCATATTTTTATGGCTTATTTACAGGAGACGGATTTACCAACATAAACGGAAAATCTCACGATATATACATGTCGATTGGCAAAGACGAAAAAGATCTTGCACAATTTTACGATAAGCTTATATTAGAATTGTTTGGTAGAACGTGTATACATGTTCATAAGAATACTGAACAAAGTCGAAGATTTACATCTAAAGAATTGGTTCAAGAACTTGATAAATCTGTAGGAATTTCCGCTTATACTAAACGTGTTCCGGAATGGGTTAAACGAGGGAGTTATGGAATAAAACTTGCATTCTTACAAGGATTTTTAGATTCAGACGGATCTGTATTTATAGATCGAGGAAAAGTAAGAGTTAATTTTACTAGTGTTAATTTAGAATTACTTGAAGATGTACAAGATTTATTATATGCTCTCGAAATAAAAAATTCAATCGTAATCCATCAAAAAGAATATACAAGTAAACATAATATACATTCTTTACAGTCATACAGAATAAATATAGCGAAAGAAGATAATTTAAAATTATCAGAATTCGCAGTATTTGAAAGTAGAAAAATCAAATTGTTAAAGAAATCTACTTGTTGTAAAAAAAGTAAAATGGATATTAAGTTTATAAACGGCACAGTTTGGCTAAAAGTGAATGATATAACTCGTGACACATATACAGGAAAAGTATACAATTTTGAGTGTGATACACATACGTTTGCTTGTAGATGTATTATGACTCATAATTGCGACCCGTTAACAGATCAGCGGGTCTAAAATTGAGCAAAAACGGTGAAAGTCTAGAACAGATAACACCGTGCTAATCTTACTGATTGCGAAAGGCAGTAAGACAGTGTAACGCGTAGGAGGTGAATAAATATAATCCTCCCAAGAGTGCTCGACATAATCAATATGATGATGTACGCTGAACTACATGGGGACATGTAGAAGTTAGGATAAAAAGCCTAGCGATAACAAATTGATGATCACGATGAGTCCTTCACTAACTCTCTAGGATCAACGTTTATATTTAAACGCGTTAGAGCTGGAGAGGCGTGGAATGATGTGATTGTAGCAGAGTATACAGGTAGACCTAATACTGCGGAAGAATATTATGAGAATGTGCGTAAGCTATTGATATTCTATAACGCACGATTGTTGTTTGAGAATGAACGTAAGGGTATTTACCCTTACTTCACAAACAAACACTGCGATTACCTACTGGCGGATCAACCAGATAAGATTATTACGGAAGTCTTTAAAGACAGTAAAGTACAGCGCCGTAAAGGCTGTCACATGACTAAATAGATTAGGGCGTATGGGGAAGGATTAATCCTCGAATGGCTAATGGAAGAATATGAA